GGCATGATTTTGTGGAGTTGCTGCGCGGAAATCATTCAGGCGCCCCTTCCTGAATCACTGCGAAGACGAAAGATTCGACCAGAACGTCAGCATCCTTGACAATAACGCGCGTCCTGAATTGCATCTCAGGCGCGGGTTCTTCGTCGCGGTATCCTGCACTCCCGGAAAGCACGGCCAGCCCTTCCGAGTCATAAGCAACGAATGACGCCGGGACGCCATCGGCATCGGCGCGCGCGGGCGGAAACGGATTGGCTCTGACAGCGCCGCCGGCTGCTGCCGAAAAAGGCGGCTCGGCAAAAGCGCAGGAAGCAAGGCGCACGCCGTCCTCGTCGAGTACGTCAACGCGTCCGCCCGACATGAGGTCGGCTGCAACGTCGGCCAGGTTGTTGGCGGCCCAGGTCTCAATTCTCATCGTCTGGCTCCTCAATCTCGACTTCGCGGATTTCGACAGACCCATCGGCCAGGCGGCGCCCGACCTTCATGGTCGGCTTGCCAGGGCCGGGCATATGCACGGTGAGTTGCGGCGCGGGCTGTTCGCGCGACGCCAGGCTGGCCAGTGCGCTGCCGATACTGCGCTGGCCTTCAAGAAGCGCAGTTGCCATCAAGTCATCGCCTTCCGGCTCCGGTTCCGGCACAGGGTCCGGCTGCGGATCGGCGGCATTGACCGGAATGCCGCGGGCTTCCTTTTCGCGCAGCCAGCGGGCCTGCTGGTCGAGTACGTCAATCGGGTTCCCTCCCCGCTTGCGGATGATCTCCGGCCCCGAAACATAGGCGCGGTCTTCGAGCGCGGCCCAGGCATCGGCTTCCTTCTTCGGGTCGATCCACGGCATCTGCGGGGTGATGTAGATCGCGTCGCTGAGGCTGATGGCGATGACATCGGCTGGCACGCGGATAGCGCCGGACAGGACGGCCAGGGCAACGAACTTTTCCCAGACCGGGCGAACGATGCGTGAAGAGAATTCGTTGGACAGGGTGGCGTATGCGACGAAGCCCTCGACCAGTTCCTGACGCTGCGCGCTGTAGGTTCCGTCGTAGGTCTTGGCGATGCTGGAATAGGTCGGCCCGGTGCCACAGGCGATGGCCTTTATCTGCCCGCTGCGATAGGTTTCAAGATTCGGATTCGGCCGGTTGGTGTCGATCATGCCGATCTCTTCGCCAGGGCGGAGATCGTCAAAGATCATGCCAGGGCGCATTTTGAGTTGACGCTGCTCGGTATCTTCCGGCGCGTCGTATGCGTCCGGCGTACCCTTCTTGATAAAGGCTGCCATCGATGCGGCGACCTTCGCAGCGATGCGCTCGGACTCTTCGTAATCTTTCAGGTCGTCGAAGCGGTTGAGGACCGAGGCGAAAACGGACACGCCGCGCAACTGGCGGATGCGATGACGGGTAGCGAGGTGCAGCATACGGCCAGCGTCGATGCGCTTGGTCTGCCCGCCCCCTGAAGTCATGCCGAATCCGGTTTCGCCTGGCGCAACTTTGAGGACATGGAAGGCAACCGGGCGGCCCCAGGCGTTGATTTCAATCCCCTGCTCGATACGCGCGTTGCCGGTAGCGGCCGCAGAGAATTCCATCGGTACGTAATCCGGTTCCATCAATTCCAGACTTAGCGGTACGCGGGTGCCGTGGTCAAGCCACGGGCCGTTTCCTTCGACCGACTGCGCGAACACTTCGCCGTCACGAAACCATGTGCGCGCCAGCAGGCGCTGCGCGGCCGGCCAGTCGTGACACCAAGTAACTTCCGGCTTGCGGCCCCAGTCTTTCCAAAGGTCAAGTAGCTGGCGCGCGAATTCGTCATGAATGCTGCCATCGGCACGGCGCGGTTGCGGCTCGACGCCGATACCGTTGGCGCCAACGACGTTCGCTACCAGAGTATTCAGGACGCCAAGGGCGATGTCGTAATTCTGCTCCATGTGCCTGGCTTGCTGGCGCAACGTGCTGCCGGCACGCGACACGGCGGCATTGCCGCTGCCAGTCTCGCGGCGGTTCTTGCGCAGGCGGTCGGAGCGCCCTGCTTCGTAGTAGGCCAGGATGCGCCGCGCGTGTTCGCGCTTGAGCGCTGCTGACGGCGAGACATACTGGACAATGCGGTCGATCAGGTTTGCCATGTTCAATCGTCCGAAAAGTCGGCAAGCTGATAACGCGGATAGACGGCTGTGCTGGCGCTCGCGGCTGCCAGTGCGCCACTGATTGCGGCACGCGCGGCGGTCAATTCATCCATACTGCGGTATGTCACCATGCGGTCATTACTGCGCACCGTCAACTCGCCGGAGGCGATGGCACGGTCGACGGCGTCAAGGTCGGAGGAAGTAAAGGCCATGCGGACTCCTTTTCGGAGGATTCAGGGTAATTCGTGGGCCGTCTCATTTCTTGTAAAAGTGAGACATTGACTTAATCTTGTTTTCTTGATCCAGTTATCCGGTACAGCGTCGCCCTGCTGATTTCATGCTTGCGGCACACGTCGCGGTGATTGCGGCCAGTGAAGTCGCGCCGCACGGCTTCGTCACGTGATCCGCGGATTTCGCGCTTGGTGATGTACAGCCCCCCGAGTTCGCTACACATCCCCTTGGCCAGCGCATCCGCCATCGGCAGCGCGACGGTTTCCGGCAGGCCAAGCGATGAGCGGATGATGCGTATCAGGGTGTTTCGGAAATTCACGGCAGCGTCCTGGTCGATGGTGTCGGCGTGATTCATAGCGCCCATTCTTCGCTCCCGAAATGATGCGACGGCGCCCTGCTGATTGCCGGCATGTGCGGCAATGGCGGCACGTCTGATTTCCTGGCATTGCCAGCAGCGCGAGCGGCCAGGTCGATACCTGACAGGCGCAGCGCGGCCAGCGCATAGACGGCACAGTCCAGTGCCTCATTTCGCGGCCGGGTCTGAACCCACTCCGCATAGGGGCGGGTGCCGCGCATCTTTGTGACAAGTTTTTCAGCAGTCAATTGAGCAAAATACTCATCATCGAATGCCGGCGAATTCGGAAAATGAATGTAGCCATGGCCTGGCTTGATGATCTTCAGGCGGGAAAACAGCAACGCCTTGGCCTGATCGACGCCGATCAGATGCACGGCAATTCCTTTTTTGCGTTGCAGGCGCAGACGCTGGCGCCGGGCTTTTTCGTCTTCGACAATTGGAACGCCACGTCCCGGCCGACCCTTGACGGCCATTGCCCAACGGCGCTTTTCGACAAACGAATAAACCATGCTGGTATTGTAGCCGGAGTCAATGGCTACGGCTTCCGGCGCCCATTCTTCAATCTCGGCAGCGAACCGGCGCCAGGTATCCGGGTGGGCAGTGTCGCCTGGCACGATGATATGGTCCATCGCCCACCCTTCTTCGCCTGCGTCCCAGTCAAAGATCGTGCATTCGATACGGTCTTTCTGCACGTCAGCCCCTGCCGTCCGCGCTAGGCTATCATGCTTCTCTTCGTACTCTTCCAGCCGGGAAAGCAAGCCGACCGGCTCGATATGGTCGCCCTGCTCCTCCCAACATTCGCCCAGGTGGGTATTGATGAAGGTGCGCAGTGTGCCCGGAGATTTGACGGCGTGCTGCCATTCTTCGGCCAGAGCCTTCCAGGACGGGCCAAGACCAATGGGTGCCAGCAGGGCGGTCAGGTGATAGCCGCGTATCGGGCGCTCGGGGTGGGTGGCGATCCAGCGGCCGGCGGCTAGCATCGCCGGCTTGTGGTGTTCGTGGATCTCACCTGAGCAATGCGCGCAGACATACCATGCCGCGGTGACGGCGCCATCGGCGGCCGTCCATTTGACACCATGCTTCGCTTCCGGCCCGCCCCATTCGAGCGGCTGGTATTCTCCGCAGTGCGGGCACGGCACATGGTAGCGGCGCTGGTCTGATTTCAGCCACTCGCGCTCAATAAGACTTTCGTGCCGTACCGTGGGCGTCGAGATGAACATCCGCCGGGCGCGGGCGAATGCCTTGGTCCGGCCCTTGGCCAGCGTTACCACGTCGCCTTCCTCGCCGACTTCGGGCGGGAAGCGGTCGAGGTCGTCCATGATGAGGTAACGCACAGAGCGTTGCGCGTAGGAGTTCGGCGAGTTGCCGCCGGCCAAAAACAACACGCCACCAGGGAAGTCGATCATGTCCTGGCGGTTGGCCGCGTCGCGCGAGCGCTGGCCGCCGAGCAACGCGCGAATTGACGGCGTTTCCGTAAGCAGCGGGTTCAGCTTCTGCGCCTTCCATGCGTCGCGGCTTTCCAGCGTCGGCATGAGCACCATTACCGGCGCGGGGGCATGGTCGATGACGTAGCCGAGAAAATTTACCGTTGCCTCAGTGACGCCGACCTGTGACGACTTCATAACTACGATGTCCTGCACCCGCGAATTCGCGGACAGGCAATCCATGATTTCGCGCAGGAATGGCGTGCGCGAGGTCCGCCAGCGCCCGCGCTCGCCGGCCTGCTTGCCGGATAGTTCCCGATGTTCGTCTGCCCACGCCGAAACCGTCAAGGCGCGGCGCGGCGCGGCGGCTTGCCAGAAGGTGGCGAGGCAGTTGGCAAGTTTTTCGGTCATTTTTGGGCGTTGACCGCGGCGGTGTAATTCCAGTCGAGCACGTCGTAGTGGCACGACAGCAGCACGGCCTGGCCGCCGCGGGGGCGGAATTTCAACAGCCAGTAATTAGGGAAGCATTCCGTATCGTAGAAGGCCACGGGGCGGGATGCTGTGGCCGGAGGGGGCGGCGGGGCAACTAGCATGACAAAGCCTTATGAATGCGAGATTCGGCAATTTTTAAATAGTCTTCTGAAATTTCGCAACCGATAAAATTTCTATTTTCAATAAGCGCCATTTTTCCTGTCGTCCCGCTTCCGGTAAATGGATCGAATATTAAGTCGCCTGGATTTGACCACGAAATGATATGGTCGCGGGCTAGACCTTCGGGGAAGATTGCTGGGTGCTTGAAGGCTTCCCTGTCCTTTGTGGACTGGTTCATCCCGGTCCCGTAGCGCCAGACGTTCGGTCGGTCTTGGAACTGCTTGTGCTGCACGTCTTTGGCTTCTCGCAGCTTCCCGCTTGCTGACCGGCCCCCAGTTATCGACTTCGATTCCGTTTTCTTTGACTCGACATCAGCAATCGGGTTGTACGTCGACGGGCGCCCCTTGCTCAACACAAACATGAACTCGAACGCTTGCTTGTAGCGTCCGTTCCTCGGGTCATACGCAAAAACGTGGTTCTTCTGGTAGATCATCGTGTCATGCAGATTGAACCCACACTCATCCTTGAAGAACAAGGCCTGACGGAACGATGTGCCCGTCTCGCTTCCATTAATCACACTATCGCCGACAACCCATACCACCACGCCGCCCGGCTTCGTGATGCGGAACAACTCCAGTGCGATGCTCTCAAAGTTGAATGAATAACCGTTATATGTTCTCAAGTTGTCATATGGCGGGCTAGTTACGGTCAAATCGACACTTTCATCGCCGAACGATTTCATAATTTCGACGCAATCGCCAAGCAACACGTCGCCAACGCAACCGGAATTTGTAATTATCATTTGTCGCTCAAAGGAGCCCGGCCCCGAAGGGCCAGGCGGTTGCGATTAGGCCAGCATCAGCCCGTTTTGCACCAGCATTGCGTCGTTCCATCCCTGTTGAATATAGGATTCATAGGGGATGCCTTGCGCCGCGGCCGTCATTTGACGCACGGGGGCGACCGGAGCGGGCGGGGGCGCCATCGGTGCCGGAGCGGCGGCCGGCGGCGGAACCTGCACAAAGCCCGGGTTAGGAGTAACCGGGATGGGCGCAGGCGCACCCGGGGCAGGGGCGTAAGGCATCGGCACAGAACCAGCGGGCGCCAAAGGGGCGGGAGCCACGCCGGCACACTGCC